ATCAAAAAAATCCAAAGTCTCAAACAAAATTAGTTTCAGTAGTCCAAGGTAAAATTGTTGACTTTATTGTTAATATTGATAAAAATAGTTCTGATTTTGGCAAAGTTGATGTTTTTGTTCTAAAGGAAGGTAATTCTGTTTTAGTTCCGAATAATTGTGCTCACGGATTTCTAACCTTAGAACGAGATACTATTATTAACTATCTTGTAGATAATGAGTATTCTCAAAAAGATGAAGGTTGTATTGATTGGTATTCAGTAAATGAAGTTAAAGAAATTGTCACAAAATATATGACAGGATTTATTTTCAAAATGAAAATAAGTGATAAAGATACACAAGGTATAACTTTAGAAGAATTTAAAAATGGAGAGAGTTTTGTTGGATGAGCTTGCAGAAGGGGCAATAATTCTGAATGGATTTGATGATTGTATTATTGGAATTACTGAAGAATTCGGTGGTTTAACAAGAATTCTTTACTCTAAAGATATGATAATTTCCAAACTTTGTAAGGACATGAGTTCAGAAGAAGCTTATGAATACTTTGATTTTAATATTATTGGTGGGTATTTTGGTGAGCAAAATCCAATATTTTTAGTGGTAGGTAGTCATCCACATGTCTAAAACTTTTTTAGAATAATTTCTAACAATTCTAGATACTGATTCAACGGTTACTTCTTTTTTCATTTTATTCAAAACTTTAATACTTCCTTGAATCATCTTGTCTTTGGCTTCATCAGACATTTCGACTAATTCATCGAAAGCTTCTTCATCTTTTGATTCGTTGTAATAATGTTCGTGAGTAATTCTTTCACTACCCATATATAGATATGGTGAAGCCCCAAACATATTAACAACACCAGATTCTCTTAATTTTTCTAAAAATTTAAATAAAAATTTTAAATCAAATAATTTAAATACGTCTGCATTAGACATTATTTTATCCATAAATTCTTTTTCCGAGCTTTCTTGTATATTTTTCATATTTTTTTCAGAAGTCCAATAATCAGTATTTAATAAAGTTAATTTACTACCATTATCCCAATTAACATCATAAACTAAACCAAGAGTATCTAAAAGTCTATCATGTACTTTAGTTATAGTACCTCTTTGGCCTATCATAGTCGGCTCATCGGCCATTTCTAAACAAATTATTCTATCTCCGACCGATAATTTAGGATTAATTTTTTCAATCATATATTTATAAATACAATGAAAGTTATAATTACTGAAGAGTCAAATCAAAGATTAATTACAGAATCAATACTTAATGATTTAGGTAAAATTATTAACGAGTTAGTTAATATTGGTAAAAAATCGGCGAAAGAATCTGACAGGTTATTTAAGTTAGATGTTAAGTTTTTATTGACTTGGAGCTCAACAATCGCAGGATTTATAGGTCCGTTAAATTCATTTATTAAAGGTGAAAATCCTGAATTAAGCGAGTCCGATGTTTATATGATATCATTAGGGGTAACTTCATTGTTATTTTATAATAATGTAGATAGCATAAAGAATATCTACGAAAAAATTAAAGAAAAAAAATTATCTAAAGTTTTTGAGTCCGCATTAAAAAAAGGAAATGAATTACAAGCAGCACTTTTTAAATTTTTAGAATCAATTGGGTTAACCGTTTCAAACGCCCTGAACATTGCGAGTTTTACATTTTTAATACCAATTTTAGGAATATTAATAACAATGATTGAAACTTCTAATGTAACATTAGAACAATTACTTGAAGTTGGTGAGAGACTTGTAGCCGCGAGAGTGACAAGTTTATCAAGTTCTCTTATGAATAATTTGATTAAAAAATTATTTGAGAAAGTTAAAAATTAAGAATTTCCGTATTTTAATATCTCAGTTTTAATTTCTTCAACATCTTCATCAGTCAAATCAAATCTTTCTGAATTTTCTTTAAACCAATCATCTATCACCTTAGTTATGGGTTGGTTTGTTATTTTTGATTTGTTTTTAAACCCTCGATACTGAGCTTCTATTTCATCTCTTTGTAGAAAATAATCCTTGTTAGTTCCTTTAAATTCATTGTTATCATCAATAGTACCCTCATCTTCTTGTTTTAAATGCTGTAGTTCATGAGAGATATAATCGTTAAGGTCTCCAATCATATTGTATAGTGACTTACTTAATTCATTTTCTTTATAAATTAATAAAACATTAATTTCATTTTGACCTATAACATAATCAGCATCTATTTGATATGGTTTATTACCTCTAATTTTATCACTTTTAACTGTCTCTAATAATATATTAAATGGGGGCAACCCATCGAAATAATACTCGTCTTCACCATTAATGTCATAGGGTAAGTTATACTCATCTTCTTCACCAATCTTTACTATGTTAGTAATATCTCTAATAACATTTCTTATAACATTTCGTTTTACTTTAGATTCGGTTAAATTTTCAATTTTAGGTAAACTGTCAACAACAATCATGTCCTCAGCAAATTCAAGTCTCTCAACAATAACTCTATCAACGTCAAATATCTTTAATGAATTTTCAACATCGTTACCAAATCTTCTCATTAAAGTTTCTATATAGATATTAAATTCTTTTAACCTTAAATTAATTTTAGGTAACAACTCGAATAATCTTGCATTAGGCCCTTCTACTTTTGTTACAGTAATATTACATGTTAAATAATTTTTCCATTCACCAATAGATATCATAGGTTTTATACCTGTGATTTTAAAATTATAATAAAGTTTAATTTGACCAAAAGAACCATCAACTATGTGATTTTCTTTTTTTTTAAACAATTTATTTACTAGTTCTATTTCTTTCTCTGTCATTATAAAAAAGTTATTTTAACTACTAAATCTCCGTCTCCTTTTATAACTCTATGGTAAATACCTTTAGGTATATAAACTTTATTTTCTTTAGTTAGTTTTTTAGGTAGCTCATTATCTAACTGAGTGTACCAATTTTTACCCTCTATTAACTCAACTATTCTGTCTTCTCTATCTCTATGCCATGTAAATTCACCAGAATCTGTATCTTGGTTAAATGTTCTTATTTTAACATTTTCAGTTAAATCTTTTTGTGAAAAAGGAAGTTTCATTACCAATATCCAGGATAAGTTTTTCCACCCCATAGGTGTCCATATCTATTTATTCTACAAGCCCAATAACCCGCAGTCATTCTGTCTTTTTTCTTATCACATTGATGTCTTGAAGCGAAAGCTTTTCTAGCTTTAGGATTTGATACTTTGGCAGTTAATCCTCCATGTGCATCTCCAAAAGATATTTTCTTAACTTTACCTGTTGATGGGTTTTTAACATATACTACATATTTTTTACCACCTCCAGTATTTCTCATAGGTTTACCTATTTGAACTTTTCTTCCTTTATATTCCGCTTCATTCAACGACTCCTCAACTATTGGAATGTCCAAATAAACTTCTTGTCCGTTTGAAAGTTTAACTTTGGTTCCCAAATCAGATTCTAATAATTCAATTTCGTCTTTTTTAAATTGTACAATACCTTTTTTGTGTAGTTCTCTAGCTTCATTAATTAAATTAAAAAAGGCATCCGAGTGAGGTCTATAGACATTTTCAGTCAATGGAATTTTGTTATCTAAATGAAATTTCATTGATTCTGTAATTTCAATTAAGCCTTCATTTTTTGCATTATCTAAATATTCCTGTAACTTATTACCGTATATCTCATATAACCTTTTAACAAATAAAGCAGGATTTTTACGAATATATCTTAAAACATCGTTTGGAATATAAGGACCATACTTTTGACCAAACATTGATTTTATCTCAAATTCTCTTGGTTGTGTTGGTCTATCAGAATCAGTCGTATAATCAGATTCCATTAATATATTTTTAATTTTTTTTGATAAGTTTGTCATTATTAAGTGATTTTCGAAGCAAGAAATATAACCCAAAGAATAATAGCGATACGATATAAAAAATGAAAGTTGTATTCCAATAAGAATTCGTATAATCTAAAACCATTTTGAAGATTACGTCGAACCCTAAAGGGTTGAAGAATGTTGCCAGAATTAAGCATACTGTTGCAACATTTTTTCGGAAAACATTCCTCCATGTCGTCATTATCCATTGAATCGTATTTAATGTTTATGATAGAATCTATCTTATTTAAAATATAAATACTTTGATATTTAAAGATAAACGTTATAATATGGCAGCAAAAACATCAAAAACAGCAAATTCTCAAAAAATAAATTTTGGAAGTAAAAAAGTCGGTAGATTTTCAAAAAAAGAAACGTCAAATAAACGTTCTAAAAACTATAAAAAACCTTACAGAGGACAAGGAAGGTAATATTTATAGTAAAATGTACTATTATGGAAACTAAATCACCAAAAAAACAAAATTGGTTTACCAAACTATTATCCGCAAAGGGAGAAGTTTCATCTAAAAGAGTTGTAAGTATTGTTATTATAGTCAATATATTAGTCTTAGCATACGTTGCAACATTTATGGGTAAAATTTTACCTGAATTTATGTTTGACGGTTTAGCCTTAATATCAGGAGGTGGAATGGGTTTAACTGTGATTGAAAAAATATTTAATAAAGGTAAAAATAAAGATGATGATGAAAACTCCTAATGGATTGATTACTGAAATTATATATAATTTAAATAAGTATTGGTATTATGTTGTAATAATAATTTTATTGATAATTGTATATAGTTTATACAATAAACCAGCCGAAAAGGTATATTTTGAAGATACTAAAAAAATTGAGGAACTCAGAAGTAGAGTTGACTCATTAAATCAAAAAAATAGAGAACTACAAATTGCTTATGATAATAAGCAAACAACAATAATTAACAATATAATTAAAAAAAATGAACAAAATGCTAAAGATATTTCTAACATTCCTAACTTTGACAATAATAAACGTGACAGTTTATGGGCAAAATTTGGTACCTCTAAGGATAGTATTCCAAGGGGATACGGGAATCTTCTTCAATAAGAAACAAGAAGCTGAATTATTAGTTAAATTAAAATATAAAGAAGTTTATAAAGAAAATTTTGATTCTTTATATAAATTTTCAATTAACTGCTCAAGAAATGTAGAACAACTTAGAAACGATTATGATAATTTAAATGTATTATACGATAGCTTAGAGGTTGAAGCAAATAACCAACGTCAAATAGCTAAAACAGAAAAATCTTTACGTGTTGATACTGAAAATAAATTATCCGAAGAAAAAAATCGTAAAAAAATATGGAGAAGGGTAGCAATTATCGAGGGTAGTGGTCTTTTGTTAATTACGTTGTTTATTCTTTTATAATATGACACTTTCAAAATCTGAATTAAGACACTTTAAAACTTTACTGAAGTCCATGGACTTTAAAGAAGAAGATATTAAAGAAGAATTAAAAAATTTAATATCTCATGTTAATTCATTACCTGATAAAATAACTTTATATAGAATAATTTTTGCAGATAACATATCTGATATTAACAAAGAAGAATTGGGTGCTCATTATTCCATTAGTAAGAAAGATTTATTAGACTCACACTCATATGCCTCAGGTTATGGGGTTCATAAGTTTTTATTTACTGTTGAGGTTAATAAGGATATGGTAGATTTTGTAGATACTATTTCAAACAACATCCTTTATCCTAATGAAAATGAAATAACTTTAAAGAATAAAGGTAAGGGTATTAAAATTATATCAATAAAGAAATTAAAGACTACTTAATTTCATCTTTTCTAAAATTAGTTTTTGGTTAAGGTTTATACCCAATTTTTTAGCGTAAGAACAATCTTCATTTTTAGTCGAGCAGAATTTTTTTTCAAAATTCATAACCATGTTATGACAGGATTCATAATGTTTGTCAGTCTTAGATGACTTAATACATTGTATAATTTTCATGTAATCTTTATTCATAAATCAAATATACAATAAATTCTTAATCAAAGGGTTCTCTCTTAAAAAAAAATTAACGAGTAATTCTGATTCGTTATTTTTACATGGGATATTTCTTTGTCTTGAGAATTCTGTAATCCAAATATTTGCAACATTATTTAATATGTCTATTATTGTGCCATCAGATAAAGGTATAAAAATTTTACCTTGCGGTAAATCACCATATGAAGAATCAACTAAAACTATATTAATATTATTTTTTATCGGCGAATTACTCTGACAAAAAATTAAAAAATTTTTAACAACATTAACTTTTGTTATATTTTTAGTTGAGTTATTTTTAATATTAATCTTCATCTTGAAGCTACTAAATCTAAGGAAATTATTATATTTATTTTAAATAAAGAAAAAAATAACGCATTAATATAGTCTTGGAGGTATGGTGTTATTTTACTATCGTGAGACATAATATAATCCAAATCATATTTAAGGTAAATTTTTAACCAACTGGTATATAAGAACTCATTGCCACCTTCCTCTAAAAGTTTTTCAAAATCTTCTTCATTTACAGAAATATCTATAATATATGGAAATTTTTTTTTAGATGTTTTTTCTAAAATATTTTGAAAAAATTCATATTCTGACTTATACTTCATTATAAATTACAAATTTATGGATAAAATTACAGTATTATCTACTATTGTTAATAAATATATTAAAATTGATTATCCCATTATCGATGAAATAATTTTTACTGATATAGAAGAAACAAAAAATGACAGATTAAATTTTAAATTTTTAATATACTGTAGTAGAAACAATCTTAAAGATTATTTGGGTATTAATGACACTTTTTTAAATTTAATATTAAATCCTAGTGATAATACTATTTCACCTTACTTCATTAACTCCAATCAATTATTTATGAATGAGAATTTTAATATTGATGAAATTAAAAAAATAATTAAATTTGTAATAAAAATAGTTTATTCGCAAAGGATTAACAATTTTGAATATAGAATCAAAGTTGAAGAAGGTTTTTGAAAAAGCAATTAATAAATTATCCAAATCAGACCTTGAGTTAGTATTTGGACCATGTTCCTATGTTGTGGTTGAAGATTTTTCTTATTCCACATCATCTAAAGTATATAATTGTAATGTAACTTTATATGTATCAAAAATAGACGACGATTCATTATGTTTATTTCCTGACGCATTAAATTTATTCATAATGGATACCTACAAATTTTTTGCAATATCTGACAAATTATTAATAAATTCATCAATAAAAGAGATAAATCATGTCACACCCAATTGAACACTCTAAATCCTCAGTTAAATCTTGGGGAGGTAAAATTGAAGATTATTTACATTTACATAATTGGTTAGATGAAACTAAAGGATGGTACGGTCATTCTATGCATCGTTTATTTAGACATCATTCGGAAGGTATTTTTGAAATGGAGAAAGTTTTTGGCCCGTCCTTTATTAATAGCGATGGTAGAACTGTTTATACAAGATATGTTGGGGAACAACATGTTCGTGAAGATTGTTATGGGTACATCCCGACAGCTAAGGAATGGATAGATAACCTTAATAACAAAGAAAGACCAACTTGGATGATTAGAACATTAAAAATTGAAGATTAAAAATATTTATTAATATTGATGATAAAAAAATATTTAAAATGTTAGTATTGTATTTGAAATCAAATGCAATTACAGAGTGTCATATTGAGGTAAACTACTGGGGAGAGTTTGAATCTTTAAGCTACTCAAAAATTAGTGATGATGATACAAATAGAAAGATTTCAATTATACCAGAATTTGAAAAATGGTTAGATAACTATATTGAAAACTTTGACACTGATTTTTTTTACGGTGATAATGATTATAGTGAAAACGGAGGATTAGTTTTTTACATTAATTTAGATAAATTAACTATGACTATTCGGGGTTATTATTACGAACAAGGTACTGAATCTGCCTTTTCTGAAACAGATTTTGACGATTTGAGAACTGATTACCAAGAAAAATTATCTGAATATATTAAAGAAGGTGTAACAGAAATTAAAGTATATTATAGCGGCGGAGGAGATAGTGGTCAGGTAGATTCAATGGAGATAGATGGAAATAGTGCCGATTTAAATGGTATAATTGAGGATATTTCATACACAATGTTGAGCGATTTTGGTGGTTGGGAAATTAATGAAGGGTCCCAAGGATATATTGAATTTGATATGGTAAATAAATCGGCATCCGTTCACCATGAGTGGAATAATGAAGAAGTTATTACTAAAGAAATTGAGGTTATTAATTTAATATAATTTATAAATTATGAAAAAGTTATCAGTTTTCATATTTTTAATGTTTTCTATTATAAGTTTTTCACAAACAATAGAAGTTGATAAATTAGTTTTTGATTTTGGTAATATTAATTTTGGAGATTCTGCTATTTGTTATTTTAATATTAAAAATGTTGGTAAATCTCCCTTATTAATAAGTAAATGTCAACCTTCAGTATCTTGGGTAAAAGTATCTTGTCCACTATATCCTATAAAAACAAATGAATCGTACCCACTTAAAGTAACGTACGATTCAAAAAGAGAAGGTTATATTAATAAGTCAATTTCAATTCATTCAAATGACATGGCAATTCCTGTATTAGTATTACGAATACGAGGAAATGTTAGAAAATCTGAATAGTTCTTTGGGGTCTATCATCACCAAAGTCAGGACAGAAATAAATATTTTTAGCGTCATGGAAAATAGTCCCACCAATTCCGTTAGGGATTTTGTGTTTTTCCATAAACTTATCATCAACATCTATTTGATGATTCCCATCGTGAATTACAAAACATTTGTTTGAGAAATCACAGGTATATTGTTGTGATTTATTTTTTTCCCTGAAAAATTCTTCAGGTGACATTACGTATCTAGCGTTTTCGTTAACTAATCTTTTAACGATTCTCTCAAGTTGATTTTCAGTAAGAGTTATTTGTTTTTTCATACTATATAAATATTTCTAAATCTTTTATTTTTTTACAGGATTAATTGGTTCATATTTACCTTCGCTATATATTTTATATTCTCGTTTCCTTCTTTCTAAAGTTAAAGGTTCCCATTTTGTTGTAAAATGTTTTTTTACATTAGGTGAATTAGGATTTGCGGATATTGTTTTTTGTAAATTAGTTCCATTATATGCCGAGACATTGTTTGCAAGATTATAAGTTAGTGAACATAATGCATCAAATTGTTGTTGTGTTAATTTGTCATGACCTGGTAAACTTAACAATTGGTTATTAATATTTTTATTAATGAAGTTTTCAACCCATACTGAAGCCGATGGTTCATCTATAGTGTCACCAGGTTTTACCAATCTATTACCAATTTTAGTTTGACCATAACCAATAGTTAAAACTGAATCTTTAGCAATCTTATTCCATTTTCCAACAACCTTTGTTTTTGGGTTTTTTTCTTCTCTATCATCATATGCGTAATCAACAAATCCTTCTTCCCCTTTTATAAAGTCTATTGCCCTAGAAGAACATCGTGTCGCATATCCACCAGTTTGGTTATTACCATATTTTTCTTTATATCTTAAAACATCTTTAAATTCTTGCTCTGTGTAAGGTCTATTTTCTGGACCATTCCACATTTCTTTTTGTTTAAACCAATCTTTAAATCCTGTCGATTCATCATCCAACTCATCTTCGGCTGGTTCATCTAACCAAGATTGGTATATTGGTTCCCAATACCTTAAAAATTGTTTTTTTGCGTCATTTTCTTTACCCCATTTTTTAACTAATGCATCATAAAAAGTTTTCCAATCTTGCATGGACCACTCATCATGAGTAGGATATGAGTTAGGATTTTTAGGGTCCGATTTTTGCTCCAATATTATATTTCTTAATATCTTAACTAAGTTCATTAATTTTCAGGTTTTAATATTGTCATTGCTTCAGGAAATTCTTTATCTAATAATTGTTCATTTTTACCTTTATACGGTATATTTTGTAAAATATATCTAATGGCATTTAATCCTGAAACTCTTTTATCATTAGCATCCAAAACAATCCAAGGATGATTAATAGTAGATGTTTTATCAAATAATCTTTGTTTGAATTCTGTAAATCTATCCCACATATCTTGCATTTTAGAGTCATTAGGAGAGTATTTCCAATATTTTAATGGTGACTGTTGTCTCATATCAAATCTTCTTGCCTGAGTCTCCTTATCGATTGAAAACCAAAGTTTAAATAAATAATCTCCGTTCTCAACCAAAGAGTTCTCAAAATTTTCTACATTTTCCATAAAGTCTTCATATTCCTCTGTTGAACCGTACCCCATTACAGGTTCGACTAAACCTCTATTGTACCAACTTCTATCAAAGAAATTAATCATACCAGGTTTAATTTTATCTTGGTATCGTTTCCACCAATTTTGTCTTTCTTCAGGTGTAGGTACTCCCAATGCAATAATATTATAATATCTTGGATTTAAATTTTCAGTAAATTTTTTAATGGTCGAACCCTTCCCTGCTGAATCTCTACCTTCAAACACGATAATTACTGTTTTGTTAGTTTCTTTCAACCACTCTTGTAATTTTAATAATTCAACTTGTAAATAATATAATTCTTTTTTATATATCTTTTTCTTTAGGATTGAGGGTTCTTCAGGTTCAAAACTATAATCATTAATTTCAGGTTCAATTTCATATGAATCAGGTTCACGTCTTCTTAAAGAACCTAGCACTTTTGCAAAGTATTTTAATACGTTTTTAAATTTATCTCCTTTTTTAAGAAGAGTATTTCTTACTCCTCTTTCTAATAAATCAAAATTTATTATCTGGTCATCAGATAAATTGACTATCTCATCTAATAAAACATCCACTTCTTTCTTTAATATGTTATTAGTCGTTAAAATAGTTTTAATTGACTTGACATGTTCTTCAGTTGACTTAGGAGATTCATTTAATGAAACCCCCATAATTTCTTTAATTTTTTCGACCTCTGTGAGTAATTTTCTCATACTGATAAATAGTTTAAAATATTTTTACTATAAATATTTGTGTAGTATTGATAACTTTTTTAAAAATATATATATTTAATATCAAATGATGAATAATAATCGAAATTTAAATATAAACTATAAAAAATCCTGACAATTGTCAGGATTTTTTTTGCCCATAATAATAAAAATAAATTATAAAAAATGAAAAACACAAAAATTTACAACGAACTAGTTCAAAAAATGAGAGATTTCTTCCAATCTAAGGGATTCAAGGAAGTACCAACACAATCAAGACTATCTATTTTAGCGGCTTGTGAAAACCCACATTCAATAGCAACATTTGAGTATCAAGGAGAGATTTGGCCTCTACCTCAAACAGGTCAAATGTGGTTAGAGTACGAATTATTAAAAAATCCTGAGTGGAATGGAGTGTACTGTATTTCGACATCTTACAGACAAGAGAAAAACCCAATCCCTGGTCGTCATGAATTAATCTTCCCGATGTTCGAATTTGAATCAAAGGGTAAGATGTTAGATTTGATTAAGCTAGAAGAAGAATTACTACAGTATTTAGGATTCAATAAACCAA